CAAGAACTTGAGCCACAAAATTACTATTGAGGTTCTTATAAGTTGGAAGAGTGAGATCAACCTCAGTAAACCAACCATACATCGTGTAAGAGATGGTAGTGGGAGTCTCACTTGAAGCGGCAGCGGCAATGGGAATCATACGCAACGTTCCCATGGTCGACTCAGCCGTAACCAAGTTATAATGGGAAAGGGGCGCGCAATAAGGAATAACAATCTCAACAGGAGTTCCAGAGGCAATGTCAATTTCAATACCCGGATACCCAGTGGCATTGGCCAAATCTCCTCGAGCGCCTCGATTACTCTCAGTATCATAAGGAGAAAAGTATAACCAATATTTGCCAGATTGAAAGGGCATGGCATTGAAAACAACCTTAACGTGCACATTAGCACGAAAGTACTCATAAAAGACCAATTTTGACCTCAGAGCAGACGAAGTAGATAAAATGATATTAGGAAAAGTACCTAATTCAACATCATCGACATCGGAGGAAGAAAACTCTCCAATCTTAAAGGGGATTGGACGAGCAAGGAACTTCTTGATGTCAGAAGTAGTATCATCATCTGCAATTTTAATCCAGTCTGATGGTTGGGCAATCATGGGTTTCTCATACATTGCTTCTTGAACAGGATCCTGAAAAACGGTAACCTGTTCTTGTTGATTTTGTCCTACCTCATGGGAAGAGATATTAATTTCATTATTCATTGAAGCGATTCAACTAATTTACTAACCACGCATATCGAATCAAACAGGCGTGTAAAAGTGACGGAAGAATAGCCTTTATTTATAGTGGCACACATTCAACTATAGAAGCACGTTGGCCTCTCCACTCTAACTCATACATTCAGGATTTGCTGCATCATTCATACGTCAATCAAACGAAGCCCCATTGCGTGAGCGTCTCTCAATCTGTCTTTCCGACTATTGCGCCATACTTCTCCATCTCAGAGAGTTTGTACTCACTGTAAGTGAGAATGGTAGGGCGCAAACCATGCTTGAGAGCAGCACGGCGAAATCTTCCACTCCAATAATTGAAGATATGCTCAGCATGTAAAGACAACTCTGTACAGGCTACTTCAATATTCAA